TGAATTGCTGTTGTTAATGTTGCGTAAGTAAAACCTGCCATATTATGCTGTTATAGTTGCTGGACCAGCCGAACAACTATTGCCTCCTCCTGATACTGCTCCACTTGTAGCAGTGTTTGTATTCACAGTAAAGTGATAGTAATCATCTGTGTTTGTAATATCTCCGCTTGAATCTCTTTTGCCAACTGTAATTGAATAACCTGATGAGTATGCAAGATTGGATCCTGTAATGCCATCAAATCCTACTGGATTTTGATAAGCATCTGAATCAGAGTTTGTCCAAATAGGACCTCTAAATCTTACGGTGTCACTTGTAGATCTACCATGAGATTTTTCAAATACATTTATAATTCCAGAAGCTGCAGCAATCGTTTCAAAAGGATTAGGATCTAGCATTCTAGATACTTCATTTTCTTCTCTTGCGGGTCTTACATGTTGTAGTCCATGACCCTCTGTGCCAGTACCTCTTGTCTCAAGCTGAGGATGTTTTGCTTCATACTCTGATCTATGAACAAGCATACCATTCCATTCCTTTATCATTTGATTATATGGAAATTCCATACCTGATCGGTCTGATATTGCTTTTGCGTATTTTCCTCTTGCGAATGCCATTATGTTCCTGGGTAATAAGTTTTAGGAAGAATATGAACACTTGTAGAAGAACCATCTTCTGATAGTGCTCTTGCTAATTCATCCTCGTAAAATAATTTTAATTCTTGTGTTCTTTGTGGAGCGTATTTCTGTGCTAAATAAAATGCTAATCCTGATGCCATACAAGGTACAAAACGATAAGGGACATCGGTTGCATCAGTGTAAGTTGCATCAACGTCTTGTATTCTTTTGACAAAGAAAAGGTGAACGTCTTTTGATGCTGCTGTTGAATTAGGTGTTGGGTGTAAAGTGACAGTTGTTTTATCCACGAATCTTTGAACAAAATATCTTGTAGGTGTTCCTTCAGATAATTTATTAGCGAGTCCAGAATAAGTTGATCTATCTGTTTTAGTAAGAGCAGAATCCGCTTCAGAAGTGGTACCTCTACCTGTTCGGTAAGTTGCTTCTAAAACATCAGCAACACCATAAGTTGATGTTCCTGTTGTTCCACCAACTGTTGTTGATGAAGTTCCATCTCCTGTTGCTCTGTAAAAAGTGTATTCAGCTTGGCCTTCAACAAGGTCAATATTAGTGTCACCTATTTCCCAATAGTGCAAACCTCTATTTCCCCATTCTTGAAATAATATATTTAAAGAACGTCTTGCTGTTTTTAATTGATATCCCGAAACAGATTGTAAACCTATTCGTTCGTAAGCTTCTTCAATAATTTCATCTACAGCAAAAGTCTTATCGAACGTTACTGTTCCGGAAGTAGTATTAGCCATTCGCTACCTCCTAGTAATTCTTAAGCCATTCACACGTAATTGTGGCACTATCATTAGCGGTACACGCTGGCGTAACAAATTTAACATCACCAGTGTAGTTAGTAGCCTTGTTATTAGGTATTCCACCTATAGAGCTATAATCTAAAAATCCACTTTGTTCTAATGTTAAAAAAGTTGCATCGGTATCTGCATCCCACATTAATTTAACAGCGTCTACCTTTGCTGTCATAGATATACTATACCATATTTTATTTAATGTAACCGTTGCACATGCATTGCCATTTCTGTCTGCAGTTAATGCTGAAACATCAACAACTGTAGTTGTGCCTCCATCACTATCTGAAACATTTTGATAATGTGTTATTAGTTTTTTTTCGCCTTGATAAACCGTTTGGTTTAGTACTAAGTCTGCCATTTTTTACTCCTTATCTAGGGGTGAAGTCATTACACTCCACCCAGAGAGTTAATTATTATTCGTATACGTTTCTGCTACAAGCAACATAATGAACGTTGACTGCTTCCGCTGCCGCCGCTCCTGCTTCAATTCCAACGTAAGGAATTAAATCAATGTTGTCTGTCAAAGCTGCTGTTTTAGTAGTACCAGTCGTTACCGCTGTACCACCAGTGCTGCCCGCAGTAGTTGTTACATTGTATTGTACACCATTTACAAAAATTGCCGCTTTTCTATCTGAATCAACTTCAATTTTAAAGTGGTATGGTGTGTTTGTTGCAACAGTAATTGGCAATTGACTGATATAATCAGTGCCACCAATACTATGAACAAAATGCCATTTAGTAAAATCAGTAAAGGCTTCACTATTTGTAGCATCTGTTTGATATTTAAAGAACATTTGGTTAGCGTCCGTAGCAACTAATTGATCATTAGTTAACTTTAGACCCGTCCAAACTTTTTGATTATCAAGTGCAGGTATCTGCAGTGATGTTTCAAAATGAACTGAGTTTTCTGTTCCCCATAAAGTTCCTGCCCATGCTGTCGCTGCAGTATCTAAATGTGGTAACAAAATACCTTGATCTTGATCAGCTGTTGCTGTTGTTACTAAAACTCCAGCGCCAGTTGTCGCAAATGTACATAGAGCAGTAGTCATGTTAGTTCCTAATGCTTCCCAGTTTCTATTTAAAGCTCTTTGAACTTCAACTGTAGAGACTTGGTCAATATTTGCATTGATACCAGGTCTTTGCATGAAGTCTTCTTCTAAGTAAGCTCTTCTTGCATCCTTTGCTGGTGTACCATAAGTTCTATCATGTACTACACCTGTTGATGCAGTTTTAGTTATAGTTTTAAATCCGTTCTCCGATCTTACGGGTCCCGAAAAAGTTGTGTTTGCCATGTTATATTCCTCCTAGAATATATAAATGTAGTCCCTAGGGATGTCGACTATACGCGTCTACATTTAATTTGTTTATTTAAAATGTATAGTAATTTTTTATAGCGTTTTTTTGAGTAGAGCGCAAGAGATTTTATGATTCGGAATGAATTTTCCGTATATAGCTTTTTAGATTAAGTAGCTACTGAAACTTGGGCTTTTGAGTCCTCAATCTTATTTCTAAGATCTGCTTCTTGGGTTTCTGCTAATTTGATCTGAGTGATGGTACTTTTAATTTTTTCATCAATTTCGACCATATTAATAGTATATCTACCTGATTCGTTATACTCTTGTTCCCAACTTAACTCCAAGGACTTCTTCTGTTTGTATAGTTCTTGTGTCATTTATAACTTCCTCATAAGTTATCCATTTACCTTTTTTATTGGTAAATCCATCAGACTCGAACAATACCTCATTTTTTCCTATTTTGTCAAGGATAGATTGCTCTATACTTTTAGCATTATCTTCAGCTGTAATGATGAAGTCTGCATAATGCCCATGGTAACGGATTTGTACTCGGAAGTTTTTCATAGTGTATTTCTTACTTTATTTTTCAAATGAGGCCGTTTTAAGGCGGCCTCATTCATTTACTTATTTACTTATTACGCACCTGGTGATCCGAAGATACCTCTCCAGTCAGACCAGCCGAAGCTGTATCTTTCTCGAGCTTTGTATCTCACGTTACCAGTTTCAAAATCGCCTTCCATAGCGGTTTTGATTGGTGCTCTTGTGAAGTGTTTAAGTCCATTAGGTACATCTGTTTTGATAAAGAATGCATCAGTGTCAGTTAAGTAGTGATTTACTACATAACCTTGAGGTATCATCCCCATGTTTTTGACTGCATTAATATCGTTATCAGCTGTTCCCACTCTACCTACAGATTTCATCAATCTTTCAGCAGTAAATTGCAAAGCAGAAGGAACAATCATTTTCATTCCTTTAGCCGCAATTTTCAGACCACGTTCATCAGTTAGTGCTGCAATGTCAATCATTGCTTGCTCTAAAGATGTTTCGTTAAGGTCTGCAGCAGTTGATAGTTCATTTTGCTCAGTACCAGCAACAATTACGTGTGCTGTTGAACAAAGTTCTAAACCATCTCCGCCAGTGTATGAACTGTTAAACGCTCTGTTAAGAACATTTGCTGCTTTAACTTGTTTAGAATTAGCCATAGATCTAGCTAATGCTTTTGTATATCTAGACGCGAGTCTGTCATACAAGTTATCTTCAATCGCTTCTTCAGTGATTGAAAACGCTAAAGCAAGCGTTTCATGCGTGTAACGAGCCGTGAAAGTTTCTTGTGCTGCGTCGTAGTTAACACTTTGACCTTCAGGTTTTACAGCAGCATTTCCAAATCCAGATAACATAACTTCTTCTTCAAAAGCTCTGTCTGAATTTTCTGAACTGAAAATTTCTGCATGTTCGTTAGCGTAGTTTTTGTACTCCAAGCCGAATAGTGCATTCAAACCTGGCTCTAGTTCTTTAACTAGTTGTGATCGTGATATTGCCATGATTATATATCTCCTATTATACGGCTGTTGTTAGTTTAAAGATATGAAGACCAGTATTGGCAACGCAATAAGCGTTGGCATTAGCTGAACCTGTATCGCTGTTATCGGGATCTGTTGAGATTCCGATTTGTTTGAAGTTACCACCTGTTCCAGAATCAGACGTGTCTAACTCAGAAGTTGATTGACCCGTAATTGTAGATCCTGCTACTCCTGCGAAGTCCATTCCTGAATTATTCATTGCTGCTGTTCCTGTACCAGAATGTTGTGCTTCATACACGATCTCTGGGTCTGCATATACGGAAGCAACTATATCAGCAGCTGCTGTGCTAGCTGGATAGTATGCTTTCCATGTTGGTTTACTTGTTGTCGGGTCAGTATAAAACACGCCACCGAAAACACCTGCTACTTGTGTGTCTCCTGCCGCTGCTGCTTCAATACCACCTGCTGCAACCGCTTCAACTACTTGACCAGTATAAATTGCTGTATTGTAGTTATTAGCTATTGCATATTCTTCAGTTCTGATTTGTCCACCCACAAGTGATCTTGTAGGTCTGAAACCAAAAGCTGCGTCTTGATTTGCCATAGTATTTTTCTCCTAATGCTCATAATAATAAAATTATGAACGGTTTATTTAAATTTCGTTGGATTAGGAATCGCTAATAAATTAGTTTTTCTTTGTTCCACCGAAGGTTACACGGGACTGCCTCTCAGCGTTGATTGGCATTCCTGGGTGTTGCTCCTTCATAAGGTCATTTTCAATCGCGTCATTTGCGTCTTTAGTCATACCATCAAAGTATGCTTCGCGCGATTTAACAACCTCTATCGGTACCTTTGCAAGCAAAAGGCCACCAACTCCGATTACCCCTTTGTATTTACCTTCTGATATCACTGGATATTCAGATCCTTG